CTTCGAAGACGCCGAGATCCGGACTATTGCTGGCCGGGTCATATGGAATCGCGATCTGGTCGAGCTGGTTCGGGACCGCGCCAAATTCCTCGTCGCGGATGTCGAGGATGGTCTGCTGGTCGGAGACAATCGAGCCGTCTTCGGCCTGCACGTCGATGGGGCGCGTATCGTAGATGCCGCGTGCGGTGTAGCCGGGCATTCCCGGCTGCGACGCCAGTGGCGTCACACTGATCGGCCGCGCGAACATATCGAAGTTCGGCAAGTACACCAGCGTCGAGAAATCTACTGCCATGTTGCGGCTTTCTTCATCATGTCGAGCATTCGCTCCTTCAGTTTGTCGAACAGTTCGGGCCGCAGGATCGGGCGGTGCGAGCCGCCGGGCGCGGGACGACCGGCCGCGATGATCGAGCGTCGCCGGACCGACTTGCCACCCGTGAGATTTTTGGTGCGGCGCAATTGCGAGCGGGGATAGATCGTGGTCGAGACCTCCAGCCCGCTGCCCTCGACGCTCGGAAATTGCCGGTGCATGTCCTCGGCCTGCCAGTTGAAGAACGTGGTCGAGGTTTCCGTCTCAAGATCCGTGAGGTTCTTGGTCAGCTCGTCGAACTGCTTCAGGCAAGCGTCGGCATCGACCTTGATTGCAAACGGCACGTTTCAGGCCCAGAGCCGCGTGTACTGCATCAGGATCGAATCGACGGCGGGCGGAATGCCGGGATGGGTGCCGCCCGCGCCGGGCTGAATGTTGGCTGGCGTGTGAAACATCACCCGCGCCTCTTTATGCGCGATCATGCGAACGCCGGTCACCTGTATCATCGCGAGCTGGGCTTTCCACGACGCTGCCAGCAGCACGGCAGCCTGCTTCAGCGGCATCGGCGCTTCGTCTGGCAACAGAAAGCCGCCTGTGTAGTGGACGACGATGGGCTCCATTGGACCAAAGAACTGCAGCTTGCCGGATGCTTCCTCCAGCTCCCAGTTGTCCTGATCGACGCCGTTGCTGGAGACGCTCTGGATGTCGGCGACCTTCACCGGATAGTGAGTCAAAAATACCCGGTTATTGACCAGCTCGCGCCACGATTCCTGAACCTCCTCCCTAGCGAACACCCGGTTGCAGAGTTCGGAAATCGTCGCGGAGTTGGTATCGATGAGCCATTGCCACTGCTCGTCCGACGCCGGGGTGCCAGTCGGCGCAGCCAGCGCGGTCTTCAATTCGTCCAGCGTCAGCAACGCGAACTCGGTCGCTGGCGTTATGATGTTGACGGTGACATCCGCCATTCGTTCACCTCGCCTCCAAATGGAATTGATCGAACAATCCGCGCAGCTCCAGCGGCGGACCTTCCCGACCGTCCGACATGATCGGCACCGCGATGTAATTGGCGCGGTCGATCTGCCAGCTCGCGATCACCATCGACATGCCGGGCAGTCCCTGCAGGCCGCGCTCGCCACGCTCACCCTTCTGGCCGCTCTTGCCTTGCGACGCGATCAGTTGCCAGCCCGCGCCGGGGCACGGTCCGGGATCGTCCTTCTTGGCAATGAACGAGCCGCCGTTGAGCGCGACGATGTCGAGCCGCTTGTAGGTCGCGTCCGCATCGAACAGACCGTGCACATCGAGCGAACGTCCGTCGAGACCCGCGCGAGCAATGCAGACCCAGTCCTTGCTCTGGCCCGGTTGCTCCGCCGTATCGCGCAGCGCCTGATAGGTTGCACCGTCAGCGGTTGTCACGTCGTCTTCATAATGGACGCCGGGCTCCCAGACTTTGACACGCGGCAAGATTCCCATCGGGCCACGCTCGCCGCGCTCACCGGGTAGACCCGGCTCCCCACGCACACCGGGTAGACCCGGCTCGCCACGCAGTCCTATTTTCCCGATCTCGCCTTGCAGCCCGCGCTCGCCACGCTCGCCGCGTTCACCGCGTTCGCCCTTGATCGACAGGCCGGGCTCGCCACGGTCGCCCTTTTCGCCGCGCTCGCCGGGATCGCCCTTGATGCTGAGACCCGGCAGACCCTGTTCGCCCTTCTCGCCGCGCAGGCCGGGCTCACCGCGCTCACCACGGTCGCCAGCCTTGCCGACGACGCCGGGGATGCCTTGCAGCCCACGTTCGCCACGCTCACCACGGTCGCCCTTGAGGCCCATCGGGCCGGGCTCGCCATCCTTGCCGTGCATGCCTCCCGCACCAGCTTCACCGGCATCGCCCTTGTCGCCCTTGTCGCCTTTGTCGCCCTTCTCACCAGCCGGACCGCACTCGCCGTCCTTGCCGTGGACGCCAGCCGGTCCCTGCTCGCCGCACTCGCCCTTGTCGCCTTTCTCGCCGGGATCGCCCTTGTCGCCGGACAGTCCGCGCTCGCCGATCTCTCCCATCTTGCCGACGACGCCGGGGATGCCTTGCTCGCCGACGTCGCCCTTGTCGCCCTTATCGCCCTTATCACCCGGCGATCCATCGCGCAGCGAGGCCAGCTTCTCCTTGACCATTTGATCCAGCACACTGCGTGCATCAACAATCTGCGCCCGCAGCTCTGCCAGCGTCGCGCGACCCTGCGCCTCCATCAGCTCCATCTCTCGCGACCACTGCCTGCGGTGCGATGAGACGATCTGACCTAGCGCGTCGCGCAGCGCGTCAAGCGTTGCTTCGGTCATAATGGTCGGCGCGTGCGAGAATTGATCGGAGTTCGCTGGCAACGACATCTTGATAGTCCTTTGCCGAAGTGGGGTTCTCTGACGGCGGCTTCGGTGCCGGGAGCGCAGCCACGCCCGGTGGTCGCGGGGCTCCCGGTTGCGTCGGTGCGCCCGGAGACCCCGGAGCCGCAGGAATCGCCCCGGCCGCGCTCAGCGGCACGACCTGTTGCTGGACGCGAGGCTCATCACCGAATTTCACCGCCGCGTAGCTCTCTTCGGCCCGCGCCTCGTTCGGAGCCAAGATGCCGCCCTGCACCGCCTGCGCCAGCGCCGCGATCCGCTCCTTGAACGCCGACCGCAGCAACGCCTTGGTATCGAACTCGACATATTCTTCAGGCTGGCCCTTGAGGTTGAACAAGAGACCGAAAGCGTCCTCGATGTGATTGAGCGCAAAGCCGAGACCGGACGCGATCCACGACTGCATCAGCAGTTCGGTCGATCCGAATGGCGTGCCGCCTGCGATGCCGAGAATCTGCAACGGAATCCGGAACGCCAGCGCGATATGCTGGTCCGGCAGCTTCAGCATCTCGGCCAGATCCATATCCTTGCTGGAAGCGCCCAGCATCATCGGCTTGAGCCCGCCGGTCAGGATCGGCGTGCCGCCCGCCTTGATGCCCCTCGACTGTTCATCCCAGCGGTCGCGAACGAATTGCACCTGATCCTTGTCGAGGATCAGGTCGGTGGTCAGCACCGCGCTCGGCCGCGCTTGGTTCATGTAGAACTGGATTTGCTGCGCCGTCATCGCGTTCGACAACATGATGTCCTGCAGCGCCGCGCCGAGTGGCGTGTCGCCGACCAGCGGGAACGGATAGCGGCGGCGTGTCGCGTTGAGCCGGACGTGCAGCACGTCACGCTGCGGCACGATCAATTGCTCATGGACCTGTCGGTCGATGACGCTGTTGCCGCCGAGATAGTAGAACACGTCGCCGGTCTCCGCGACTTGCGGATTGCTCTGGCGCGGGTCCATCAGATGCAGTTCATCGATCTCGTAGCGCTCGTTGCGCAGCGCCAGCGCGTAGGCATTGCCGTCCGCGTAGAGTGAGCGGGTCAGGTTCAGCATGAAGTCGGACGGCGACTGATAGGCGTTCGGGTGCCGCAGAAGGCGCGACAGTGCCGACGTGGTGACGCGATCCCGGCCATCCTTTTCGTTGAGACGCCAGTGATCGCCGGGACACATCGCGACGGTCTGGCTATAGGCCGACAGACACGCCTCGACTATCGCCGAGCCTTCATAGCCCATCGATGGCGTGATGCCGGTTTGCCACCAGTTCCATGGCGAGTCCGCCGGAATCCAGCCGCCCGTGACCGGCAGAAAGTAAGGACCGGGACGGACTTCGCCCTCTGCCGCCTTGAGCAGAGGGCGCAAGATCCGCGCGATGAGATTGTTCGCCACGCCTTAGCTCTGTTGCGGCTTCGGCGTTTCTCTTGCAGGCGTTGCGGCGCGCGTCTGATAGCTGCCGCCCGAAGGCTTGTGGGCCTCGGACTGCTTGGTGTGCTTTTCGTGCGCCGTATTCACCATCTCGAATTGCGGCGACGGTCCGCTGCCGTCGTCGGCGTGCTCGTCGGTATGGACTCCGAGTACCGCGAGATCGTTTTCCTCCTGCGTCGGGGTCGGCGTGCTCGGGTGATAAGCCTGCTCGACCTGTTTCGCTTTCACTTCGTTGCTCTTGGCAACAGTTTCCTTGGCCTGCGCTTCTGCGTCTGCCATTTCGATCACTCCTATGGTTGAGGGAAGTTCAGGATGAACCCCTGATGTAAACGCGCAGCCGCGTCATAGGCGCGAGCTGCTTCCTTCTTCGGTGTGGAATAATCCGAGATAGCGTGTATCGCCCAACTTGATAGTAATCCACCAAGTTAACCAGTAGCCAAGGCTACCATGTGACGCCCGCCACCCACGCGACGACTCCCGCCCTTCGCATCGTCCAGTTGAGCGGGAGGATCAGCCGCAGCGCCAGACTGTCGGTCTGGAACATCGACTGTGCGGGAGCTGCGACGGTCGGCGGCGTGCCAGCCGATGCGAGCTGCAGCGGGTTGGTATCTTCCATGTGCAGCGTAGCCTGATCGCTGATCTCGAATCGCGGAGCGTCGCCCGAGACCGAGACGTAATCCGCCGCATCCACACAGATCACGACGCCAACCGGCACCGTCCCTGACGGGATCACCGGACGACCGTTCAGACGACCG